CATCAGCTTACTGGTCACAACCATGTTATCCAGTGTATGCCCCTTGCTGTTATCGATTCGGTCAAAGCTAATCTTGAAGCTATCCCGGCAGTCAAGGGTTAGTGGGATGCCCGAATAGTGGCATCGCATCTCCGCTTCGACTGCCATCCGCTCCAGCTCTTTACCTAGTTCAACATTGCTAAGACCGCTAGCGACGCGGCGGGTACGCCGGTCGCTCTCGTTATAGTCTCGTGCCATGACTGAAAATTCGCTTTTGTAGGCCATTAGAATTCCCCGTAGAAATTAACGATTAGAAGGACTGAGAAAAAAATAGCTGTGTAGAAAATAATCATGTGGTTCTCCCTAATTGATGTGATTATTATGGCAGCTCCGGGGCCTGAATGCAAGCATTAATTGTAACAAATTGTAATAATTTACCTGTTCTTTTATACAGTAGTTTGCGCCAGGCCAGGGGGCGGTAATGAGACTCATTCGCATCTAGCGCTCGCGCGCCCATCTTCATGTACCACTTAAGGAATTTCACAAACCAAAAAAGGTGCTAAACTCAGCAGACTCATCCACCCAAGGAAAAAAATACTTGACTTAAGAACCATTTTTAGATATAATTTGATAATGTCTAAAGAATTAACAGTTATATCTCCTGAAGGGCTCGAGGTGGCTAACTCCTACTTGCAGTTTGGTAACATAAAAGCTGTATCCGAGTGTTTACAGGTGGCAGAAAATAAAGTTATAGAAACTTTAAACAAACGCGAGGTTAAAAAGTATATAGATACCGTGTACTTAGACTTGGGCTATAGAAACCGACAGAACATTGCGTCCGTAATGGATGAGATGATTAAGTCAAAACTAGATGAAGCACAAGAAACCGGTATGTACTCTAACAAAGATTTAGCAGATCTACTGCAACAAGCCCATAAAATGCGAATGGACGAGATAAAAGCTCAAGCTGATTTAGAAAAAATAAATCAAACTAACATTAAAAGTCAAACTAATGTCCAAATCAATGAAGGAATTCCCTTCGGACAAGGAAATTATGGAAAATTGATGGAGAAACTGCTAAATGGACCAAACTAATATGGAGGCCAGAGTAAGAAAACTAGAATTAGAACTAACGTCTCATGAAGCGCAAAATGAAGAGCGTTGGAAGACTAATTTTACCCGTTTAGTAGAGATAGAACATCAATTAAGTCGAATTCAAAAGACAATTATGGCAGGAGGCGCAACCACTATTTTCTTTTTAGCGGGTATTGTTTTTTCTTTACTAATATGAAGTCTAAAATTAAGCAATGGACTGCATTTACTTTATCCACTTTATCCTTTTTAGGGGTAATTGCCTGGGTTATATTAACTTTTGGATTTCAGACAGAAATAACTCCTGTTAATAACGCTCGAACACGGGAATTATTGAATGAAACAACTATTGAGTGCGATCAATATGTAATAAACAATCTCTTAGCAGTTGCTTGTACAGCAAATTACTGGGGGCGCTGGATGTGGTATTGGAGAGACGCAGCTGGAACAAATATACTTCTCCAAGACGACTTACATGCTAGAGAAGTGGGGGCACTATTTTCCACTAACCCATCTAACTTAGAAATTTATTTCACATCTATTGATGGGAGGAAAGCATTTTTAGAGTTAACTACAATTTCTGTTTTAAGAGATTGTACAGCGATTAACGGCTGTCTTAGAGTCGATCATATAGGAGGAAAACAATGGATAATATCGAATTAGATGCAAAAATTCATTCAAAGCGAGGTATCTGGTACGTCACCAGGCCTGGGCACCCCATACAAAGGTTCAATAGTGAAGAAGAAGCTATAGCCTGTGTTAAAGGAAGGCCCCACGAAGATGAAGACGATATTTACGAATGTGAGGATTGTGGTAATGATCCCTGTTCTTGTGAAAATAACTCTTGGAAGAGAGAAATAAATTTTTCACCAAAAATACCTTAATTGAGGAGGAAAAAATGATTGAATTTTTAGAAAAACTTAAAGATTGGATTATATCAACTAAAGAAAAATTAAGAGAACCCGTTGCGACTCCTAGAAGGAAAGTAATTCTAGTCGGAATTGGTATATTAATAGTCTTTGGTATAGTATTATTTATCTAAGGAGTAAGAAGTGGAGCAAGATTACACTAGAAATGAAGTACAAGTAGATTTAGATAAATATCAAGAATTACTTAACAGAATTGATGAATTGGAAGATGCTGCTGAAGCCGCCGCACCTCCAAGCACTAAGTATCAAAAACTTAAAGATTTAGCGGGTGCAATAGACTCTTGGAGAATCTTTCCTAGAATCTTTATAACTACATACATCTATTTATTATATTATAGTGCAATGTGGTTTATGGAGCTTTCGGCTCCAACAATGGAACAGTCAGCATTAATATCAGTGATAGTAGGAGCAGGTGCCGCATGGTTCGGTTTATACACAAATACAGGATCGCCCAAAACATAGCGTTACTATGTTTATTAGCTAGTTGTACTACATTACCCAAGATATATATTAACGAACCTGAATGTTACGGCGGGTTCGCCCCTGGATATAGTGGAAACAGAAGCTATTATTTAGATACATTTAGACACTACGAAAGGTGTTATTTAGAATATGACAATAGAAATTAGTCGGAAGGATATAACTTCTAATGACTTATTAGACTTACAGTCTGAGACACGTTTTCTCAAACTTCCAGTAGCCCCATATCTGGAGCTGCTCGGCATAGAACCGCTACCATCACAAGTAGCTATTATTAATGCCATAAATAATCCCAAGTATAGGTTTATTTGTGCAGCACTATCTAGGCGCCAAGGAAAGACATATATAGCCAATATAATAGGACAGCTAGTATCATTAGTTCCGAACTCTAATATACTTATCATCTCACCCAATTACGCGTTGTCTCAGATTTCTTTTGATTTACAAAGAACTCTTATTAAGCATTTTGATTTAGAAATTAAAAGAGACAATGCAAAAGATAAGATAATAGAACTATCTAATGGTTCAACAGTTCGGATGGGGTCTATAAATCAAGTAGACTCAACTGTAGGTCGTTCTTATGATCTAATTATATTTGACGAAGCTGCACTATCTGCAGACGGTCGTGATGCTTTCAATGTAGCACTACGGCCTACGCTAGATAAAGTTAATTCTAAAGCTATATTCGTATCTACTCCGCGTGGTAAGAATAATTGGTTTGCTGAGTTCTATGATCGAGGATATAATGACGACTATCCAGAGTGGGCATCCATTAGGGCTACATATCGCGACAATCCTAGAATGAGTCAATTAGATATTAATGAAGCTAAAAGTACTATGAGTACTGCGGAATTTAAACAAGAATATGAAGCTGATTTTAATACTTATGAGGGTCAAATTTGGAATTTTGATATTGAAACTTGTATCGCAGACTTAAAAAATATAGAAACTTCTAAGATGGATATAATTGCAGGGATGGACGTAGGATATAGAGACCCTACTGCATTTTGTGTATTAGGTTATGACTGGGACTCTGAAAAATTTTATTTATTTGATGAATACCTAGATTCGGAACGAACCACAGAAAAACACGCCTCAGAGATACAGAAACTAATTAAAAAGTGGGATATAGACTACATTTATATCGACTCTGCAGCGCAACAAACTCGTTTTGATTTTGCACAAAATTTTGACATATCAACCATCAATGCAAAAAAATCTTTGACCGATGGAATTGGTCATGTCGCTTCAATTATTGACAATAATAATTTAATTGTAGATCAGAAATGCGAGCATACTTTAAAGTGTTTGGACCAATATCAGTGGGATACTAATCCTAACTTAGTCAGAGAAAAACCCAGGCATAACTTTGCTTCTCATATGGCAGATGCTTTAAGATACGCCTTGTACTCTTTTGAGACTGTGGCTACATCGTTTTAAAAATACCTAGTCGAAAATAGTATTTGACTTAGGACCTCAATTTCGATATAATTTTGGTAATAAAATAATGATCGAGCTGAAGAGAGATCTGGTAAAATATATCAGAGATCGAGCAAAATCAGGATATAAAAAAGGCACTGAATGTTATATTTGTGGTGGAATAAATCGTTTAGACTTTCATCACTTCTATAGCTTGAGCCCTTTATTGTATAGATGGGTTAAAAAACACAGGAAAGCTCCTGAAGAGGTATTAGACTTCCGGGATGCATTTATACAAGAGCATTCGGCAGAGCTCTATGAACATACAGTTACTCTATGCCATGAGCATCATTTAAAGCTTCATTCTATTTACGGTAAAGACCCTTCATTAGCAACTGCTAAGAAGCAGGAAAACTGGGTAGAAATACAGAGAACTAAACATGGCTTGGTATGACAGAATATTAGGAATTAACCGCGAAGAGAAGCTGAATCCCGCTCAGGAGTTTTATGACCATAAAATAGATGCAAGCCGGGAGCCGATCACTCAATACGAACGCGCATATGAAGAATTAGAGATAGTAAATCGTGGCGTCAATATGGTAGTTGACGATGTCGCTGAGATCAAAACTAAAGTCGGCCCTGCGATTAAGGGAATGAGTATAGTTAAAAATATTAAAAGAGCCAAAGTTGACCTTTTAGTAAATCAAGAACCGAACCCGTTTCAAGACATAAATACATTTCGTCGAAACTTGGTTATAGACTATATCTTAGATGGTAACATTTTTGTTTATTATGATGGGGTTCATTTATATCATCTCCCCTCGGATAAGATGACGATTAATGCAAGTGAGACAACTTATATAGAAAATTATACTTTCCAATCTGATCTCATTTATAAACCGTCAGAAATTATTCATATTAAAGAGAACTCGTTCTACTCTATATACAGAGGAGTTCCAAGACTAAGTCCTTCGTTGCGTACAATGCAACTAATGACAAGTATGAGAAAGTTTCAAGATAACTTTTTCAAAAATGGGGCAGTACCAGGATTAGTACTAAAAAGCCCTAATACTTTATCAGAAAAGATTAAAGAAAGAATGCTCCAATCGTGGAGCACCCGCTATAGACCGGATGCAGGCGGGCGAAGACCTTTAATCCTGGATGGGGGCCTTGAAGTAGATTCGGTTTCAAATATAAACTTTAAAGAATTAGATTTTCAAAGTTCTATAGAAGAAAACGAGAAGATCATTCTTAAGTCTCTAGGAGTACCACCAATACTTTTAGATTCAGGAAATAATGCAAATATACGACCTAATATGAGGTTGTATTACTTAGAAACTATATTACCTATAGTAAGAAAGATAAACTTTGCATATGAAAGATTTTTCGGATTTAAACTAGAAGAAGATGTAACCAATATACCAGCGTTACAGCCAGAACTGAGAGATCAATCTCAGTATTATTCTTCTCTAGTAAATGGTGGAGTTATTACACCGAATGAGGCAAGAGAAGCGATAGGATTTGATCCTATTGAAGGTAACGACGAATTGCGAGTCCCTGCTAATATAGCAGGAAGCGCATCAAATCCAGATGAGGGCGGTGCACCTGCACAAAATGAGGAAGAAGAAGTAGAGCCTTCCTTACCGCCAATAGAGGTAGAATAGATGTCAACTAGTATGCAAAAGAAGAAAATGTTAAAAACTTTGTCTGAATATTATATTAAGAAGGGGAAAGTTTATGATTCTTCTTTAGAATATGGTAGACAGACTGATACTCCTTATTCAATTAAAGAAATAAAAAAGATTATGGGTGGTTGGGGGATGTTATTTAAATACTTAAATACTGAGTACCCAGATATTGAAAAAGATATTAAAAAGGATAAGGAGCCTGTGAAAAAACCTGTTTTCCCAAAATCAAGGATTCCTTCACCTCCTAAGCCTAGTACAATGAAATTTGACTAGTAAAAAGGAAGATAATGAATAAAATTTTTAATCTAACTTCCACTTTTAAAACTC